GGACATTCAGGATGCCGGCAACTACAGGAACGGCTACAAGATAATGAGCGGCAAGGAGACGCTGGCACAGAGCTACACGGCTGATGCGAACTATGCCGTCTGCCGTATTGAGGTGAGCGGCTACGTCAGGGTTCGCTTCCCGAGTGTGCCAGGCACGAACCTGGTGGGTGCGGTGTTTGCAGACACAGCCGGCAACGTGGTCGGCTCGGTGGTGGTGAGCACGCTGGGTGCGAAGTTCGTGGCCGGCATGTACCTGATAGCCGATGTTCCGGCTAATGCCGCGTCGCTGAACTTCTCGATTCTGAAGACGGCAGAGTTTGACATGGTGGTGCTGAGCAACTCGACGAAGATAGAGGACATGGAACCCTACTGGGCCGAGGAAGAGGAGCACCTGTGCGCCGTGGTGGGCAGCAGCGTGGTAGGTGACAAGCTGCGCGCCTGTATCTCAGGAGGCAGCACAACTGCAAGCATGACATGGACTGACTTCCACTATTACAGCGTGCAGCGCGGTATGCAGCAGATAGACGGCCTGATGCATAACGACATTGCCAACCTGTCCTTCGCCAAGTACGGGCGCAGGAACATCCAGGCGCAGTGCGGTGCGGGCCAGCACACCAACTCCAGAACCACTGGCGGTACCGCCAAGCTCGGTATGCAGGACACGGTGAATACAGACGGAACGACTGTCGGAGGCTATGAGGGCAGTGGTCTTGCCTTCTACCGTGAAATAAACAGTGTGGGCGAGACGGTGTTTACCCGTATCAACAACATCAACTGCCTTGGCTACGAGGACATCTACGGCCACAAGTATGACATGATGGACTGCGTGGACGTTCCGAACGACAGCGGCAATGTGGCGAAGTGGCGATACCTGATGCCCGACGGCAGCTACAGATATGTTCAAGGCATCAATGCGAGCGACATTTGGATAACAGGTGTGTCTCACGGCAGATGGATGGACGTGGTGCCGGTTGGTCAGGGTGGCAGCAGCACAACCAACTACAGCGACAAGTATTACCTATCCACATCTGCAGGCCGTGTGGTCTATCGCGGCAGCAGCTTCGCGCATGCGTATGGCGGTGTGTCGTGCGCGGGTGCGAATAACGATGCGTCTTACTCGTACACGCATGTCGGGTCGCGTCTGGCCTTCCGCGGCAAAATCGTGGTGGCGGAGAGCGTGGCCGCGTACAAGGCGGCAGTCGAGGTAGCGTAAGCGGAAAAGCGAAAACGGGAGCGAAGCGACAAAGCGTAAAGCGTCAAAGCGTGATGTCTGAGGTACGAAGACATCAAGAAATACGGGCGTAAGCCCGTCGAAGTTGGTGGAATTTTCGGTAGCCTCGCTGAAAATGAGTACCTTTGCAGTCGGAAAGCTGACAATATGCACTTTTCAGGGTGGAAGCTCCCATAGGCCGTGTGGTCTATCGCGGCAACAACAACGCGAATGCGAATGGCGGTGTGTCGTACGCGAATGCGAATAACGATGCGTCGAACTCGAACACGAATGTCGGGTCGCGTCTGGACAACAACCAAAGAAACTGAAATCGGCGTACAGCGACGGGGACGTGTCCCCAATGCGGTGCCGAGGGAGCCGAGCCCCACCAACAGCGGCTTAACCTCTAAAAGAGGACATGGCACCGCCCATGTGCCGGAAAGGTGAAAAACGGAGTGACGGGTAGAGTTTGGTAGGTCGCTAACGGCTCGAAGAACTTGGACCCACGGAAGGAAGGCTTCGGCCTCCACTAACAACAATTTTTGAACTATGCGCAGAGAAGGTTACATCATTGAGGAAATCGTGGAGTACGGCAATATGTCGGACTCCTTCGATACGGTGCTCCGAGGCACGAAGCGGAAACGCTCACGCCAGGGGCGCTGGCTCCTTGCGCATAGGGACGAGGTGATACGGGACCTGACGGAGCGCATAGCGTCCGGCACGTTCACCGTGAAGGACTACAGGGAGCGCGAGATTGTGGAAGGCGGCAAGCTGCGCAAGATACAGGTGCTCTCCATGTATGACCGCATCGGCGTACATGCCGTGATGAATGTTGTGGACAGGCACATGCGCAAGCGCTTTATCCGCACCACCTCGGCCAGTATCAAGGAACGCGGGATGCACGACCTTCTGGCGTATATCCGGCGCGACCTGGAGGATGATCCTGACGGAACGCGGTACTGCTACAAGTTCGACATCTCGAAGTTCTATGACAACGTGCAGCCGGACTTTGTGATGTACTGCGTGAAGCGGATTTTCAAGGACAAAAGGCTCATTGCCCTGCTGGACGGCTTTGTCCGCATGATGCCGTCGGGCATCAGCATCGGGCTGCGTAGTTCGCAGGGGCTGGGCAATCTCTTATTGTCTGTATTTTTAGACCACTATCTGAAGGACAGGTACGGCGTGCGTCATTTCTACCGCTATTGTGATGACGGCGTGGTACTCGGAAAATCGAAAGCGGAATTGTGGCTCGTGCGTGACGTGGTACACGAACTGGTGGAGCATATAGACTTAGAGGTGAAAGCCAACGAGCGCGTGTTCCCTGTGAGTGAGGGCATCGACTTCCTGGGCTATGTGATTTACAGTTCCAAGCATGTGGAACTGCGCAAGCGCATCAAGCAGAAGATGGCCCGCAAGATGCACGAGGTCAGGAGTAGGAAAAGAAGGCGTGAATTGATAGCGAGCTTCTATGGCATGGCAAAGCACGCCAATTGTAACATGTTGTTTAATAAATTAACAGGCAAACAGATGAAATCATTCAAGGATTTGAAAGTCGCTTACAAGCCGGAGGACGGCAAGAAGCGCTTCTCTGGTGCGGTGGTAAGCATCAGGGAGTTGGTGAACCTGCCCATCGTGGTCAAGGACTTCGAGACGGGCATCAAGACAGAGCAGGGCGAGGACCGCTGCATCGTGGCCATCGAGCAGAACGGCGAGCCCAAGAAGTTTTTCACCAACAGCGAGGAGATGAAGAATATCCTCGCCCAGATTAGAGAAATGCCCGACGGGTTCCCCTTCGAGACCACCATCAAGACGGAGACCTTCGGCAAAGGTAGAACCAAGTACGTTTTCACTTAGAGACAATGCAAAGGACAGAAGGAACCGCCGGTGTAAAACTGATTGAATGCGTCAGCCCGGCAAGAAACAAGTGGCGCGTCCGCTGGGACGTGCAGGAACATGAGGACGGATCTGCCGACTACATGGAGGCGGAGTTCGCCCACAAGCCGACTGACGAGGAAATCAAGGCCGCTGTCATTGGCTGGTACAATCAGCAGACCGACCAGACCATCCTGTCCGGCTTCGAGTATGAGGGTGACCCTGTGTGGCTGTCCTCTGAGAACCAGCTCAACTACAAGGCAGCCTACGACCTCGCCGTACAGAAGAATGGCACGACGCTGCCCGTGAAGTTCAAGTTCGGTACTGACGAGCAGCCGAAATATCGGGTGTTTGAAAGACTGGAGGAACTGGCTGACTTCTACACGAAGGCCATGCGCTTTATTCAGGACACACTGGATGCCGGATGGCAGAAGAAGGATGCGTTCAACCCGGAAGACTATCGGGATGAATAAACTCTGAAGGAAAGCCCTTGGGGGTGGGCATAAAAAAAGCCCCCAGCCTGTTAATATAGACGCCAATCATTTATTAACAACGCAACCCGTATAGAGCGCAGCTGGGGGCCGTATGCCCTTTGCCGCTCTATGCGGGTTTTTATGCGAATAAATGATTGGCGGTACAAAGGTACAAAAATTATTTGAAAATGACCTACTACGAGATAATAAAATTGAGTAAGGAACCCATTGACAGGCTAAATTCGGCAGGTTTCAGGCTTGAAGACTGCCAGTATCTGGCACTTTATGAGGACTACAAACGCATGCACGAGGCTGGGGACAAGATGACTTATATCGTGTCGGTGCTCCACGATCGATACCATGTGTGCGAGCGCAAGGTGTATGACCTGATTAAGCGGTTCGGAAGGCACTGCACGATTGGTGCAGTGTGATTTGCTTTGAACGTTCTTTTGTCTCGCTGAATGACCGTACCTTTGCGGTGATAAAATTAGCGAGACAATGAGAAAGCAATATCTATCGGCACCGCTTCCTTTCCAGGGACAGAAGCGTATGTTTGCCAAGGAGTACATCAAGGTGCTCCAGCAGTTCCCTGACGGTACGACATTCGTGGACTTGTTCGGCGGCTCTGGCTTGTTATCTCACATAGCCAAGTGCCAGAAGCCGCATTCCACGGTAGTATATAACGACTTTGACGGCTATCGCCAGCGGCTTGAAGCCCTGCCTGTCACCAATGCGCTGCTGGCAGAACTGAGGGAGATTGTGGATGTGCCACGCCACAAGCCCATATTGGGGGAGACAAAGGAACGTGTGCTGTCCTGCGTCCGCAAATACCTACACGACTACGGCTATATCGACTATATCACGCTGTCCTCGTCAATTATGTTCTCTATGAAGTACGCCACCGAGTTTTCGGATCTGGAGAAGGAAACACTATATAATAATATAAGGACGACCGACTATGAACCGTGCTTGGACTACCTCGACGGGCTGACCATTACCTCCTGTGACTACAGGGAGGTGTTTGAGCAGTACAAGGACGTGCCAGGTGTGGTGTTCCTGGTTGACCCTCCGTATTTGAGCACGGACAGCAAGACATACAAGATGTACTGGAAATTGTCAGACTACCTCGATGTGCTGACGGTGCTTGCCGGACACCGCTTTATCTATTTCACCTCTAACAAGTCTTCTATCGTTGAACTGTGCGACTGGATGGGTAAGCATCCGGAACTGGGCAACCCGTTTGAGAACTGCCAGCGTCGTGAGTTCAATGCCCACATGAATTACAGCGCGTCCTACACGGACATCATGCTATATACGAAAGCCGCTTAAACAACATTCTAATACCGTTTGAACGATGAACAAATACTACCAGATACTGGGCAGGGTTCTGGAGAAAGGAAAGACCCAGACGAACAAGAAAGGAAATATCCGCTACCTGCTCAATGAGCAGTTGTCATTGACCCCTGCCGACCTGCTCGATATATTCGAGAGCCACGGCATAGCCAGAAAGAAACTGAAGAATGAGTTGCAACTTTTTATGCAGGGTGAGCGGAACGTGGAACGATACCGCGACGTGGGCATCAACTGGTGGGACTATTGTGGTTCTGTCCTGGTGAACAGTTACCCGACCTACTTTGAGAAACTGCCCCCACTCATTGCAAAGATAAACCGCGAGAAACGCAATAGCAAGAACTACGTACTATTCCTTGGCGAGACTGGTGCGGAGAGCAACCAAGCCCCATGCCTGAGTCTCGTGCAGTTCCAGATAGACGACGGGGAACTGGTACTGTCAGCATACCAGCGAAGCAGCGACGCGAACCTTGGCTTGCCGGCTGACATTTACCATCTCTACCTCATGGCTCGGCAGATAGATTTGCCTCTGAAAAGCATAACGCTGAACCTTGGCAACGTACACATATACGAGAACAACCAGGAACGCACACGCCAACTGCTTGCCGGCGACGAGAATGTGAAGTTTGATTTGAACGTTTGAAACAACATGGAGAAAAAGGAAACGCCCCAGAGAAATCTGAGGCGTTTTTTCGTTGTGGGGAGGGAACCCGAAAAAGTAACATTTCGTTTTGCGGAGCGGAACGCGTCGTTTAATTTTTCAGGAACATTTCGTTTTGCGGATTATACTTTCTCTTACAATACCTATCTGCCCGACGAAAAGATACATCAGATACTCATCGACCGAAAGGGTTGCCTTTGGGTTGCCACAGAGAATGGCATCTTCCGCAAGGATGGCGCGGAATTTCATCCTATATATAATAAAGGTAAGGTGGTGTGTATTACTCAAGGCCCTGCCGACACCATCTATGCTGGCAGCAACGGTTATGGATTATTGATCATCACCAAGACCCAGGTGAAGCACTTCACCACCTCCGATGGCCTTGCCAATAATTGTGTGGAAGCCATTGCCATAGATGGGGAAGACAATACTATCGCTGCCACCGACCAAGGCATATCCATCATCAGTCGTCACGAGGGCTCAGTTCGCAATGTCTATTCTTCCTTGGGACTGATGGCTGATACTTATAACGAGGATGCAATCCTGCGGACTACTGACGGGCGTATCTTTCTCGGTAGCCAGCGAGGACTGGTGGAATTGGGAAAGACGGCAGCCACATCAAATAACACTGGATATTTCGCTCCATGCATATCCAGTATATATGTTAATGACGCACCCCACTACGACGGAACATTCAAAGTATTGCACCTTCCCCACAATCAGAACAATCTGCGCTTCAACTTTTCTTCATTTGCCTATAAAGACCTAGCGTCAGTCATATACAGCTATTGGCTGGAGGGCATAGACGATGACTGGCGGCCGTCAACCAAAGAGAGTTTTGCCCTCTATACGAATTTGCGCCCAGGTCAATACCGATTCCATGTGCGTTACAGTTTTCCAGGAGGATCGTGGAGCGAGGAGACTATCTGTGATATCACCATTGCCCAGCCTTGGTACTGGACGTGGTGGGCACGCCTGTTCTATCTGCTCATCATTGTCTTGTTTATCTGGTACGAGTGGCATCAGTATCAGCAACGCCTCTCCTTGCAGCGGCAGCTCGACCAGCGACTCACAGCCCTCTATGCTGTAGAAGCGCCACAAGAACATGCTATTAAAGAAGATAGTGCGTCGGGAGATGTCATGACGGAAAAGAATGAGCCAGAAGAGAACAAGCCAAAAGAGACGGCACAGCAGAAGGCTGCAAATCAACGAAACAGGGACTTCCTTGATAGACTAGACCACCTGATACTGCAAAACCTCCTGCAGACTGACCTCGATGTGAATTTTATCGCCCAGGAAATGTGTGTCAGCTACTCGACCCTCCATCGTCGCATCAAGTCACTTACTGGCATCACCGCAAATGAGTATGTCCGCAAGCACCGTTTGACTAAGGCTATGCAACTACTTCGCGACGGTCATAATGCCTCCGAGGTCGCCATGCAGTGTGGTTTCAATTCACCAAGCTACTTTACTCGCTGCTTCAAAGCCGAATATGGCATCCTTCCATCGGAAGTATAGGATAATACCGTGTTTTTTTCCTTTTGCAGTTTACAAAAGTTAAAAAGGTTAAATCTTTACCTTTTTCTCAATCTACAGAATCCACGCCATCACTTTTCTACC